GGTTTGAAGTTATACCACCACCTAATAGTGCATTTGATGTTGCTGATGTAATAGAACCGCTATTACTATTTAAAGTTATTGCACCACCCATTACTAAGTTATTAGAAATAACTGGATGACCACCAGCTAATGATGATGTTGTAAAGTTCATTACAATAGCTGAACCATTAGCTAAAATATTATTTTGTGTTTTAGGGAATAATAATGAACCTGTATTTAAAAAGATACCAGCGTTATTACTGTTAATCCAGTTACCAGAACCAGATATATAACCTTGTAGGTCTGTACCTGTAGGACCAGCAAAAAGTGTTGCCCTAATCTGTGGTAAATTAACAATGTTATTTGAACCTGTAATTCTTAATGAACCTGTATAGTTTGCTTGTACTGCACCAGGACCACCAGCACCTGGGTTATCAGCCCAACCAAATATCATATTTGATTGACCAGCTAATGAACTTGTTAAGAAGTTATTTATGTTAACTGTTGTACCATTTGAAATATTAAATAAACTTCCACTTCTAACTGTTAACGAACCTGTATTAGTTTGGTCACCTTTAACATCTAATTCAACATCAGCAGAACCGCTTAAAATTAAGCTACCTGTAATTCTTACTATTGGTGCATTAATGTCAACCACCGAACCAGATATATTTACACTACCTGTAATTGCTACAGAACCTGAATTAGAAGTATTAAGAATTATATCACCACCATTTTGTGTCAAGAAAGTAATATCACTTGAACCTGTTGATGCTAACGTATTAGTAAATATAATCTGTCCATTTGATTGGAACTGAGTAAGTGGACTATCTAAATTAAATGAAGTAGTACCAGTACTAACCATATTAACAAACGTACCAAATGGGTTTGTTGATGCAATTGTTAAATCATTATTAATTGTTTGTTGACCAACAAATACGTTTGAACCTGTTGTTGCAACCCAATCAGGAATAACTGTTGGTGCGTATGATGCTGAACCAGCATTAGTTGCAAACGAACTACTTACAGTATTTTGTGCTTGTGATGCACTTACTGCGTTTTGTGCTTGTGAACTACTAACAGCAAAATCTGAATATGATGATGAAACTGCATTCAACACATAAGATGCTGTATTAGCATTTGCTGCTTGTGATGCACTCAGTGCGTTTGTAGCAAATGATGCGGTACCTTCTAATGAACCTGTGATACCACCTGTTACTTTTAATGTTCCTGTAACTTCTGTGTCACTATTAATACTAACCCACTGATTAGAACCAGTACGTAAAAGACTTATTGATGCACCACTACCATTAAGTATTAAATCTCCACTACCTTGAACACCTACAATTAAATCTCCACCTGTAGTCCAATTTGAAATATTATCTACTCTTAAACTACCTGATGGTAAATTAACATCACCAACTAATGTTTGTGTATCACTAGCTTCATCACCCAATTGGTTTGAACCACTTGAAAATATTACTGAAGCAGTTTCAAATACTGTGGTTACATATGTGAACGATGCTGAGGTAGCACTAATTGTACCTTGAACATCTAAACTTCCTGTTATTGATTGTGTTTGACCAATAGAACCTGTGGTGATTAAACCATTTCTATTGCTATTTGAACCAGTGTCAACTGTTAAATTAAATTGAGAACCATTACCCTTTGTGAACGTTAATACGTTACCTGATGCACTTCCTGTAATCAAGAATGAACCAGACTCTGTTTCAGTTACATAAGATGCTGTTGCAGCAATTAAAGAATTAACCTTTGCGTCATTACTACTCGTGTATGTGTTAAACGAACCTGTATCAAGTTTTTGGTTAATTTGATTTTGTAAGCTAGCTGTGGCGCTTTCTAAACTACTCAATCTTCCATTTGCAGAAGATGTGTATGCGTTGAACGAACTAGTTAATGTATATGAGTTTAAAGATGCTGTACTAGCAAATGAACTAGTAACACCTTCTATTGCTGTTAATCTATTGTCTTGTGCTAAATCAGTGCTAGCTATGCTTTGCGAAAGCGAAGTAAGCGATGAAGTAGTAGCATAAGACCCAGTACTAGCAATAAGTGAATTGACCCTATTATCATTGCTTGATGTATATGCGTTAAATGATGCTGTGGTTACTAAAGAACCGCTATCAACAGTTATACCAGTAAGTCCTGAACCATCTCCACGAAATGAACCTGTAATCACAACAGAACTTGTTGATACCAACATCGGTATATTATTCCCAAGACCATCTTGGACATATTGTAATGTACCAGTAACACCAGTCGTTGAGTTTGCTAGTTTTAAAAGTCCTTGATAAGACTCTGATACGTATAAATTGGTAAGTTGACCCATAGCTTTTTAAATAGTTTTATATATTCTTCCAGTCTGTATTAATTGTATTCCATAGTTCAGCCAATTCGTACCATTTTTTGTTGACGAATGGTCTCTCTGGAAGAACACATCTGTTATAATCGAAAGGTTGTGTTATTTGTAAGTTCATTGACCAGCCACATAGTTTTGTTTCAAACTCTTCTATAAACGGATTAACAACCGAATTCCACACACTCTCGTATTCAGATAAATACAATATGGTAAATACGTCTTTGATAATCTCCAATGTATCACTCATAGCATCTCTCTGGTTTGAATAATCCTCGTTTAATCTATCTACAATCAATATCCTTAAGTTATATGTTAATTCGTTTTGATTTAATACCGTTGTTTCAGGTATAACATACATCTTGGTGTAAACAGGTTCCTTATGTGTTTCAATATCCATAGTTAACTGTTCAAGCTGACCAAAACCAAATGAATTTATCTGTTCGTGTGCATTAGCAATATCTCTCATATCCTCAATCACCTGTTTGTAGTTTACCAAATTAACTGATGTTGGTAATGATAAACCACTGAATGGTAATACGCACTCATTGTAATCAAATGGCTGATTGATGGTTACATTTAATGTCCATCCACCTAATACCGTTTCATACTTCTCAATAAATGGTGTTACATTCGGACCCCAAGCTGGTTCATAATAAAGCGTAAAATCACCATATGTCGCTGTGTAGGATTGGTAAAGTATTGTAAATATGTCTTTAACAATCTCAAGCGTATCAGACATAACGTCTTCTTGATTTGATAAATCGTTATTAATACGGTCCAGTATAATGATTGAAAATTGGTATTGTAAGACATTCTGCGCTAAAGTTACAGCACCAGGAATTACATACATTTTTGTATATACGGGTTCCTCTTTTGTCTCCACATCCATAGTCAATTGCGTAATATCCCCAAAACCAAATGAGTTGATTTGTGGGTGATAATAAGCCATACCCGATAAGTCCTGTATTATTTGTTTGAAGTTTACCATCTACTATGAAATATAAATTTATTTAAAACTGTTTATGAAATTTGGTTCATTGCCTTTCTTCTTTCTTTTTCAATTTCCCTATCCTTGTCAACCAGGTAGGCCACTTGATTGAGAACTTCCACCAGGGACTTTTTGAAGATTCCGTCATGTTTAGTAATGTCATCTCCAGCAACTCTGTTGAGGATAAGGTACCATCCAAATCTTTGCGCAAAACTTTGTTGATTAGTTTCCTGTTCTTCCATACGAACTTCATCTTCATCCATAGCATCCGTATCGAATATTCCTCGGTAGGTTCCAATAACTTCTTTGCGAACTGAATAAAAAAAAACTGACATCCTATATATGTCTTTATTCCAATCTCTTTTTTAAAGAGGCTAGCCCTGTCTTCCAGGTTCTCTTGGTTGTATGGTTCAATCTTATAATCTCCCTTTTTACCCTCACTGATAATTGGTCTATACATAATAGCCAAAATAATATGGACATAATCCAATACCTCATCTGGCTTTTTGGTAATCAGTGTATCTAAGTCCACATATTCTGCAAACGATAGTTTTTTCCAGGATGGAATAAATCCATATTTAACACCGTTAATTTCAAACTTATCTATGAATGGTTGTTTGTCTATTGGGAATAAACCCATTGCATAATTTGCTAATATCTTAACCTCTTGGTAGTTTGCTTCCAGTACCTTTTCTACTGGGACACCACATAGGATATTCAATAATTTGGCTGCAAAGTATTCAT